CTCAGAGTGCAAACTTTAGTGTTCCAGATTTTCTTTCTAATCTGTTCAACACGGGTGCAACCAACTTCATGAAAGATCCTCTAAAGAATTCTACAACTCTTCTTGGTGGTTTAGTCTCTTATCTACAAGGACAAGGACAAGCCGGTGATCTGTCAAGTCTTCTAAAGCAAGGTCTATCACAATCTGACCCGTTTGGTTCCCAACGTGCTTACTACGCACAACGTCTAAAAGACACTTATACCAATCCAGTTGGAGTACAGAAGTCTCCTGAGTACCAAGCTGTCCATGCTCGTGAACTGGATGCTCTAGAACGCGCTGATGCCGCTCAAGGACGCCGATCACAATATGGTGCGCGTGCTGAGAAGATGGATCAGAACTTCATGGAATACCTGAATAAAGAACGTGCTACTCTAGCTGGTCTAGCTGGTTCTGGAATCTCTCCAAGTCAAGTTGCTCAACTAAATTCTTCTCTTGGTGTTGGTTCTAGTAACGCACAAGTTAATTCAACTGGCCAACTTCTGTTTGCCCTTAACCAAATTCTTAATGGAAAATAATTATGCCAGTACCTAATGACTTTCGACTAAATGGCGCCCTTGGTGGTTTAATTGCCAGTCAAGAATATGGTGATGAACAAAAGAAACAAGAATTAGCTAATCTTCTTACACAAGCACAGACGGGTCAAATAACCCAAGCGACCGATGAGAAGCAACAACTTCTTCCAATGCTTCTTCAACAGCGTGAGCAAGAGAACCAAATCCGTGCCAAGCAAGCCCTCGAAGCACAACTTGGTATGGCCAATGTTCCACAAGAAATTGCAAATCAAAAATTGCAAGGACTTCTAACTGGTAAGGGTTTGCAATATCAAAACGACACATTTGCTGATGAATCTAAGATTAAAGATGTAGAACGCCAAACTAAACTTCAACAAGCACAGGCAATGCACCAACTGCAAGTGCTGGAAGAACTAGATAGAGTGGATAGAACTGAAGGCACTCTTTCAGCAGCTAGTCTTGCTCATACCTATGGAATTAATCCAGAAGTGTATTTTAATCCTGCTAGTAAAGACAAGATTAAAACTACTATTGAACATCTTCGTAACCAACTTGGTTGGAGTCCAGCTTACAAACAAGCTATGGACGTTGAAGGAGTTAAAGCAGAAACAGAAATTAAGAAGACTGGTATGACTACAGCTTCTAATGAACGTATTGCTGATACTCGTGCTGCTGGTCAAGTAGAAGCAGCTAAAGCAAGACAACAAGCTGAAGCTAAAGCACCCGGACTTGAAAAAGAATACGTTGCTCGTAAAACAGCTTGGGAAAATGCAGGTAAACCTTCAGAGGGACCAATAGCAGAATCCTATGACAAGGCTCATTTTGATTTCTTCACTAATCAAAATATGAGACAACCAGCGCAAGCTGTTCTTCAAGCTGACGGAACTATTGGATATGTTACAGGAACTAATCGTACAATTCCTGATTCGGGAATTAAAAAGAAAGGTTCTAATTCTTCTGCTCCTAAAGGAAGCGGAGAATCTAAACTTTCTCCAGAACAGCGACAAAAATTAATTGATGCACTTAAGGCAAAATAATGGACTATAATTCTCTATCTGACGACGAACTTCTTCAACTATATCAAGAAAAGATGGGTGCTACTCCTGACTTTGATTCTATGTCAGATGATGAACTATTAGCTGCCTATGCCGAAAAAACAAAACAACCAGCTTCTTGGTTAGAGACACTACAAGGTGGTGCTGCCCAACTAGGTAAAAATCTAGGTCTTGGTGGATTAGGGGTTGCTGGTGGTATAGATGAACTTGGTAAAATGGCTTATGAACCAGTTCGTAAAACTTTAGATGCTCTTGGCACAAATGTACAAACACCTGACTCTGGTATTGGAGAAGCATTAGCTACTACTAAAAAGTATTACGAAGAAGCTGATCCTACTCGTGGTAAAGCTCTTTCTCCAGCCCAAAGATTTACTCAAGGAGGTATTCAACTAGCAGGTGGTCTTGCTGGTGGTCCAGTTGGTATTGGTGTTCTAATGGCTGGTGGTACTATTGATCAAGCAACAGATATGCTAGATCAAGGAATGCCTTTACAGAAAGCCCAAGCATTTGCTGGAGCCGATACTGCTCTAAATACAGCTTCTATAGCTTTAGGTGGAATCGGGAATTCTCCTGTCACTCAAGGTCTAACTGCTGGTCTAGGTAATATGGGAGGAGATGAGCTTTCTAATGAACTAGCTAATGCTTTCCGTCGTTCAGAAGGAATTAAGGAACAAGATCGAGATTGGGTAGATCGCGGTATTTCTTTTGGTATGGGGGCAGTACCTGCTGCTTTAGCTACTAAGAAAGTAACTGAACAAAAAGATCCTACTGGAGAAAAGAAAGCACGAGATGAAGCTTTCTCTAAGATTGATCAAGCAATAGAACCACCAAAACAAATAGAACCTCGTTCTACTCTTGAACTTCTTCCAAAGGATCAATATCCCGAACCACTAGGTAATCGCACAGTTGATCCAGATACCAAGACAGTTACGACTGGAATGGCCGAGGATGTTCCTACTGTTGATTTTCCTCTTCGTCCAGAAGCACTAGAGAATGATCGTAAGTTTCAGAAACTACAGAAGGATCTTGTAACTGAACGTCAGATTCTAGATGACTGGAAAGAACGTGGTGTTGACGAGGAATCTATCAAACAGCAAGAAGCCGTTGTAGAAGCTGCTCGTCAAAAGTTGGGGGAGCATCTAGAACAAGGTTATGGAGCTAAAACTCCAAGTGATCTTTATGGTCGTTCTATTTATGAATCCGGACAGAAACCCGCTCTAACTATTGAACATGGTTTTGATAAAACAACACCAGAATCAGGACTTTCTCTTGTACCTAAAGAAGATGTTCCAGTTAAAACTGATCGAATACAAAAAACAAATAGACCTGATCTTGGTAAGCCAGTTAAAACGCCTGAAGTTCCAGTTAAACCTTTTGAAACATCTAAGGATATTCCCCTTAAAACGGGTTCTACAAAACTCTCTCTTGAAGAGTCAGTAGCCAATACTCACAGAGAACGTAGCGAACTAGGTATTGATCCTTCTCCGGTAGTAAAAGATTTAGATTTTCATCAAAAGCTACGTGAGCTCATTGAGAATGGAGATTATCACGGTGCTTTAGATTGGGTTATCAAAGAGCGCGGTAATTCTATTGAAGGTCAAATAGCTAAACTACTGCGCAAGCTTAACGATACTGATCTGAAGCTAGGATCAAAATCTAACCTAGCAACGGAACGTAAAGGTGTTATCAAAGCTATTGGTGGGGCTTATATCCCCAACGAGCACGCTGTAGCTATTGATGCTCTGTCTGCTGGTAATCTAAAGACGTTCATCCACGAAGCTGTGCATTCAGCTACTTCGGCTGTTCTTAACAGAGTTCTTTCAGGTGATACCAAAGGACTCTCTGTACGGGAACGTATAGCTGGTAAGAACATCGTTGATCTTTACAACGGGATTAAAAATAAGACGAATGCCTATGGCTTTAGAAATGCTAAAGAGTTTATAGCGGAGGTATTTGGTAATCCAGCTTTCCGAAAGGAACTAGCCGGTATTAAGATGGAAGGTACTACGGCTTGGCAACGATTCGCGGATAATGTCCGTAATCTCGTTGGTATGGATAAGAGATATGACACGGCTCTTAACCGTGCTCTCTTTGAAGGCAAGCGTCTAGTAAAGGCATCAGAACGTTCTACCCGCATGGCGGATATTGGTAAAGAGACTAAGAGTAAACTTCTTTCTATGGATGAAGCTCCTTCTAATAAATTAGATCGTTTTAAATCTTTTGATGAGTTCAAGAACTCTCTTTCTCCCGAACTACAAAAATACGCTGCTGAGTATTGGGTAGAGAACGGCAGAGAACTCCCAAAGGAAGAGGCTACGGTTTCCCAAAACGAAGCACAAACACGAGCCTTAGAATCCCTGCTTCAAAACGATGAACGCGTTAAGTATCTTCTACAAGATCTTCGCTCTGCTGAAGAAATTAAAGCAGTAGTGCTAGATCACAAGAAAGATATTTCAGATAACGCTTTTCGTAACAATCTAGCTTCCGGTGGATTTGCTATGTCTGCCTTAGTTAAACATCCTCTTGTGCACTGGATTACTTCCAAGACAATGAAGGCGCTAAAGGAAGCTGAAATTGCTTCAGATAGAGCTATCTCTGAGAACGGTAAGGGTTTCCTTGCTATTCTTAAGGGAGGTACGGCTGAGATGCAACGAGATCTCTCTATTAAACTTCGTGCTATTGAAGGAAAAGAAGCTAAGGTAGAACTTACTCCTTATGAACAGAAGGTAGTGGAATCTTGGACTAGAGCTAAAGAGGATGCTATCGCTAAGTTTAATGAAGCTCGCGCAGCAAAGGGACTTGATCCAGTAGCTCCTCGTTTAAACTATCTCGCTTCTATTTTCAAGGGAGACATGCGAGTTTTAGTTCAGAAAGAAGGAAAGACCGTTGGTTGGATTACAGGAAACTCTCGGATAGAACTAGATCGAGCTATGAAGCAATTTGATGGTGAAGGTTTTACGTTTAGTCCAGTAGAAAGAATTCCACACGCCCGTAGTCGTGATTTTCAAAAGAACATTGCTCGTCGTATGGCAGCATTTGACGAAGTAATTAAAATTCTTGGTGATCAAGACCCCGACGTAAAGAATTTTTCTGATCGTATAGAAGCTTCTCTTTCTAAGCAAGCTTATGACTACCTAGATTTCAAGCAACACTTTAAAGAGAAATCTGGGGTGTTTGGTGCGGAGGGGATGAAAAAATGGAAAGATGAATTCTCTAACTCGAACGATCTTTGGAACGCGCAAGCGGATTACATTCGAGCTATGCACGAGTGGGTAGCGCAGCAGAAGATTGAACCGGAAGTTAAGCAAATTCTTTCTGATCCAAAACTTCGTAATCATTCTCCCAATGCTATGAAGTTAGCTGGTCAGATTTATGATAATGCTTTTGGTAGAGGCAAAGATAATCTTCAGTTGTTTGAAAGAATGTCCGATGTTTACTCTGAACTTGTAAATTCAGATGTTATACATGCGATTCCGGGAGTAAGAAATCTACAGAGAGTAAATCCATTTGAATCCGCACGTACTATGAAAAACTGGATTCTTTATTCTGCTCTTGCTCTTAATCCGGGTTTTATGTTTTCACAAGCAGTACAAGTACCGGCGGCTACTTCAACCATGATGACTTACTTTCATGAGTTAGGTTTTAAAGGAAACTTTACAGCGGCTTTATTTCACGGTTCTGTTGATGCTCTTTCTAATAGACCGGGAATGAAAGAACTATCTCAAAAAGTAGCGAAAAATTTTGGTGAGAAATTTCCAAATGGTTTTCAAACGGATGTAGGAGAATATTTTAATAACTACGCTACAGAAAACCACGTTGTTACTCCTCACATTATGGATAAGACAGCACTTAAGTCAAAGAATATGGTGGCTAGAGGAATACAGAACGTAGATCACTTTGCTTCTGATTCTATTTCAAAACTAGAAGAAGGAACTCGTCGTTGGGCTTTTAATACTCTTGCTCACTATCTATACGATTCAGGAGTACCAAAAGAGAGAGCAGCGGAGATGGCAGAGATTGCTACCAGCATTGCGATGGTAGATTATTCTCGGCAAGGGCGAGCGATGGTGTACAACAAACTAGGTATGCTCGGAGATATGGCCGCTACGGTTACATCTTTTAAGCACAATGCTTTTACCCAACTGTTTACGTACGCCAGCAGTTCTGCTCCAAAGACACTTATGGTAATGCTTGGTATTCAAGCGTTTCTTGGTGGTCTAACTGGAATGTATGCTGTAGATGAAGTAGATCAAATTTGGAAATTTGTACAAGGAATGGCTCCAGATACTTTAGGAGATTTTCCGGGAGTAAAAGAGTTTCTAATTAGACACACTCCAGAAGCTCTTGCATTTGGTGGAGTATCGGCAGGCAGTAGAATTATTATGCCGGAAGGTATTGATTTAGGTTCTAAGTTTTCTATGGATAATGCTTTCCCTGATTCTCTGTCAGAAGCACTATTCCCACTTATGTCTACTCTAACTAATACTATTCAAGCAGCGGGTAAAGCAAAGAACGCCCCAACGTTTGAAAACGTATCAGGAATAGCCTATCCAATGATGCCAGCACCAGTTAAAGGACTAATGGAGAATTTCTTATACTCTGACGATAAAGGAAACTTTATTTCTCCTAAAACGGATCAAGCTAAAACAAATCGTTCAACAAATGAGAAACGACTAAGGGGACTTGGTATGCGTTCTCTTGATGAACGAATTGAATCAGAAGTTACGTTCCGTACTAAGGCAAAGAGACTTCGTGAAGCCGAACAACAGAAGCAAGCTTTAGCTAATATTCGTAGTTATGCCAGAGCAGGTGATCCAAAGGGCATAGCAAAGAATGTTATCAAATATGTTGAAGGTGGTGGAACTCCAGCGCAAGTAAATAACTTCTTGATTGGTGCGGCCGGAGATAGAGTGCAGTCTGAAATTCAACGGTTGAGTCCAAAGACGTTCAACACAATTAAACAACAGATGCAACAGATGGATCTTCAACAATTTCAACAGGACATAGCGGATTGAGTTATTTAGAAGAGTTCAAACACACTCTGGAAGTAGATGAAGGAAGGGTGCCCTATGCTTACCAAGATTCGGAAGGGTATTGGACAATAGGTGTAGGGTTTCTAATTGACAAACGATTAGGAGGTGGATTGCGAGATGATGAAATTAATTACATTCTCAACAATCGAGTAGAGGAGGCACATTCAACAGCACAACGTTTGGTGAAGAACTTTGACTCTCTTACTGATAATCGAAAGGTGGTGATCCTTAGTCTTGCTTACAATCTTGGTTACACGAAACTAGCTAAGTTTGTGAACACGTTGAAAGCTGTTAACGAAGGACGATGGGAGGATGCAGCTAATGGCTTGTACAACTCTCTTTGGTACGTACAAGTTAAAGACCGAGGTAAACGTTTAGTTGAAATGATGCGAAAAGGGTAAAAGAAAAGGGGGCCAAAAGCCCCCTTTTTTTTATTTAAATTTTAAATTCCACAACTTCCGCCTTTTCCAGTAATGGAACAGATATCATTTTCTTCGTAGATCACACCTTTGTGGTGAATTGCTTCATTATAATCTACTTCTGTGATAGGTTGACCTCCTCGACTTCCATCTGGGTAACACGTAAACCCTCGAAGCCGTGATGCGTAAAAGGCCAACGTTTTTGCAAAGTTTTCGACAATTCCATCATTATTCCCCTTTGATCCCCACGAGGGCAGATTGATTGTGCTGGAGATCGACATATCAACGTAATCTTGAATGTCCGCTTGGAACTTAATTCGTCTTTCGTAGTCATGGCTTAGTTTATAGGCAGAGTCAATATTTTCTGGGTTAAGTCCGTATTCTTTAATCAGGAGGTCGGCGGTAGAATCAACGACGAACTCATACTTCCACTTTGTTCCTTCTGTGAGATAACGCCGCTTATAAGCCACAGCGAATAGCGGTTCAATTCCCGTTGTAGTGCCAGCAAGAATTCCAATTGATCCAGTGGGTGCGATAGCTCGGTAAGCGACTGGCTTGCTGATATACAATCTTTCACAATGTTCGTTAGCACTTCGTTCGGATTCTCGTTCATATACTTTTAACCATTCATGTAGTTCTGGAGTTACTTCGTAGGATTGTTTTCGTTTAAGCAGCCACTCGTGAATTCCCATGAGGCCGAGTCCGAGTCTTCGATTTTTTTCACGAACGCGATAAACTTTTTCGTACGGAAGCTCGGCTCGCAGTGTTCCACAAACAAGGAATTTAGAAGCAAGGCTAACAACGGATGCGAACTCTTCAATCGAAGATATATTTCCGATATTAATTGATCCAAGGTTACATACATCAGAATCATCTTCGGAGGTGACTTCGGTACAGGCGTTTCTAAGTGTTTCATTTTGTTTTGTTCCAAAATTAAAAGAGAATCCCGGTTCTCCGGTTTCCATCGCTTGCCGTACATTCTGTAGAAACACAGGATTATTGGGATCAAATCCCCACGCATCATCATAGTTCACAGAAATATTCGTCATGTCCAGTGGAGCGGGGAAATTAAAGTCAGTTGCTTTGAGTGCTTTAACTTCTGAACTCCAATTTTTTGCTCCAAGAAAGATAGGGATGTCTTCGTGTTGCCAATTGAGCGACGCATAGATTGCAGATCGTCTACTGCCTCCTTGCATAACATTTCGTCCGATTTCGTTAATAGCGTACATAAGCGGGATCGGGCCGCTAGCTGTGCCTCCAGTTCGTGTAAGTGGTTTTCCAGAAGCACGTAGTCTAGAATAATCGATTCCAATTCCACCACCAGTCATCAGACAAGACATAGCTCGCCATGTTACATTACTCCATTCTTCACGAGAATCTTCTTCTGCTCGAAGAAGATAACAATTGTTGTAAAACTTAGCAGCACGACCCGCATAGTATAGATAACGACCTCCAGCAACGAATTTAAATTCTTTCATATACTGCGCTAATTGCTTTCGATCACCATCCGACATAAGAGGACGTTCAGTACCCCATCGAGTACCACACACATCCTCTACCAGCCGGTCGCATAGAGCATCCCAAGTGTCGTTGGGTCCTTGTGCATATTTGTTCTTAAATACATTACGAGCAATATCTGTCTTAAATCGATTACTTTTCATTAGTTTTCTTTTTGAATTCTTTTACTTGTTGTTCCCACTCTCGCTTTATTTCTTTATACAAAACGCCCCTCTTTGAGAGGCGCTTCTCTTTATTCCGCTCTACTGGAATATCTTTCTTGAGGGTCACTTGATTGTCTGCTTTGCGTAGAACAGTGATCGATCACCAAACAGGTAGAAACCTACAGCAGCAGCAAAGTTTTCTACTTCCATCCCACATTTAATATCGAAGAACTTACACGCCGCCCAAGTACCAATTACACCAACGACAACGAAAGGACGTTGTAGCCGAATAATAGCTTCTACCCAAGGGTAAGAAGGATTAGTACCACCTGCTTCATTTACTGCCTTGAACGTGTCAAGTTCAAGTTGTTTTAGCTTTACTACCTCATCTACACTAGTAGGCTTGTAGGTATCAGTAGCAATATACTTCTGAATAGTGGCCTTACCTGCCTCTACAACGAGAGGACCAAGTGCAGCTAGTAGGGTGATAGGGTCAAACATTAACGATTGTCTCCTGAGCCGCGTAGAACATCACGAGCTTTACGATCCTCTAGTTTATTTACATTTAGTTCTAGAATCTCTGTACAATTTACACCAAGAGTATCTGCTAGTCGAGCTAGATACCAGAATACATCAGAGAGTTCCTTTTCTAATTCTTCCGATGAAAAGCCACCATCTCGTATGTACTTCGTAATTTTACCGGCAACTTCTCCAGCCTCGGAACATAGACCAAGAGCCAGATACTGAAGAGCTTCTCTCTCAGGATAGATAGCAGTCGAGCGAGTCCAGATTGTATATTCATCAATTTGCATTTTTTAGTTTCTCAATATAAATACAAGCATCCATTAATTCTTCTTGAAGATGAGTAAACCACTGCTCAGTCGTAAGATCAGTACGTTCAGTGGTTACGCCATACTTTCGTAATCCTACATCAGAACGCTGTAACATTCGTTCTATTACAGCGGTTACATTTTTATCCATACTTATTATGAAGATATTGTATACTCAGGGGCATTTCGTCAAAACTTCCGTCGGACACATCGTTCAGCATCCAACAACCGTGCCAGTGATCATTTGTTTGTTTATTGAGATAGTTCTCTTCATGCTGGTAAAAAGAACCAGAGATAATCGCTGTCATGTGCTTACCATCGGCTCGTTGAGAGTAAGCAATATCACGTCCTTGTTGATGCCCAGCAAAACAACTCATGTGTTTCTTAGTTAGGATTTGACGAGCAGAGACGCAAGGGCGGCCGAGCTGCCCAGAAGTAAAATAATGGGAATAGCAGATGCCGTCCACCACAACTGGCTGTAGAAAGTCGTAGACTTCCCAATTACTGTAGGGAAGATCTCGAATGGAGATAAGTCCTTCCAGTTTTCGGTCGGTGTCAATTGCTCGGTCAATACGTTGCTCATGGTTTCCTAGGGTGAGGACATAGCGTGGCTTGTAGATCTTCTCTTTGTTACGTCGTTGCTGTTGTTGTAATTCTTTAATGGGGTCAAGAAAGAAACTCATCGCTCGATGAGCGATTCCAATATCAGCTTTGTAGGATCTTCCTTCAAAGGACTTACGACCCACATCATAAGAAGAAAGGGACTCCATATCAGCGAAGTCCCCCAAACACACAATCACATCAGGCTTTTTCTCGGCTACGTACCGTCCAGCCCACGTAAGATGATCTAAAGGCACACCCGGCTTTACCTGAGTATCAGGTAGCACAAAGTGTCGTATCATAGTTTAGTGTAGTGTTCGTTGTGGTTCATCGTGAACTGGTTCAAAGATTTCCTCATCGTCATCTTCTACGGAAGGACTCTTTTGCTTTGTCAGTTCATTTTCTAAATACATCTGGAACAGAGCTTCTTGTAGAACTCGGAACTGTGTTTCAATTTCCGAATATGATTTAAAGAAGTCTTCTCCTACCTCTACTACTGGATCAGTAAGATTATTCATTTCCTCATCTAGAAAGAAGAGAGGAGTACGTTCAAGAACTAGATACATCTTTATTGTCATTATTATCCTTTAACCATTCTTCGGGGATTTCTCCCCGTGTTTGCTGCCAACACGCAGCTTTAAATCCGTTTTTCTTCGCCCAATCTAAATATGTCATCTTAGAACCCCGACGCAGTTTATTTGTCCCTCGTTGAAAGAGAAGATAAATAGTAGCATCGGGGTTTTGCTCTTTGACGAGAAGCATTTTTTCAATTGTTTCTCGATCCAGCTTGCCTTTAGTTTCAATGTA